CAATGATTGATAGGGCTGCTGTAAACGCCCACCCTCTACATATCCATCTTCAGTGATTAGGTATGGGAGAGTAAGCGCTGCACACCGTCGTGCCATGTCAAGGTAATCTTCCCTATCTGCGCTTAGTTGTTGATAACGAGAAAGGGCTTGATATGTCATGTCACTTTGGGATATTTAGGCCTGATTTCGAAGGTCCACCTGTATTAAGGGGGATACGAAGTGCGGCAGTTCCGCGTTGAGCCTGTTGCTGTTGCTGCCTGCTACTCTTACGTTTCTTCACTTTTGCTTCAGTTTCAGGTTTTACAATCTCAGGGGGAGGTGTAACTTTCTGAGGCTCGATCATTGGAGCTGGTGGTGGAGCAGTTGGAGCTGGAGGTGGCATCTCCGGCATTTTCGGAGGGGAGGGCATACACATGATTTAGTCCTCAAGTTTATTAAATAAAAATTCGACAACATGACGCTGACCAGCACGAAACATGATGATGGCGATGTCGTCAGTTGGTTGGGGTGTGACCTGCGGGAATACTTCGTCGAGCTCTTCTACCAACTTGGGTAGGAACTCAGCAGTACCGAAGATCTCATCGCGTGAGAGCTCAGCCATACTTCGGGAGATTTACATTAGAGGCCTCAAAAAAAGCAGGCATACGTGAACGGCGAGTTTCCTCTAAGCCGTCTGCCTTACCCCTGAGATAAAGGTTGTCTGATTGTTTTAACCAGAAATCTTTGTCGAGGTATTTATCTTCAGGGCTACAGCCGAGGCCGTCCATAACCCAAGCAACGGTGGCTCTCCGTAGTTTGTTGAGAGCGGGGGTCGTGGATTCTCCAAGGTCTTTTGCACACATAGCGTGGAGAAGTACGTGGGTTTGTTCGTCCCGGCTGATATCAGCTGCAACGCTTCTGAGCCCCATGTCTCCGCAGAATCTGAACATTGGGAGAAGTACAAAAAAGACCGAACGCTCGAGGATCGCCGTCTTAAGGATCGGATGTGACGGGTCGCTGAGCCAAGCTTCGCGTATCTTCTGGGCTTCGAGTTCATACTTAGGGTTAGTCCCGTGAGCATCAACGACGTAGCCAAGAGCCATATCATGCTTATCTTCATCGGCCATGTTGGAGGTAAGGGCCGGGATAACTCCAGGATCATCAGGGAGATCACGCTCAAGACCCTGTGAGAGCATCTCCTTTACAGGAAGTTCTAAAGTTCGGAGGGCAAGAGCCCTGAAGATTGCATCCTCAGAGCCTGCCTTAAATTCTCCTTTATCAACAGCAACGGGTGTCCAGGTTCTTTTCCGGGACATTACTTTCAAATAGTTAGACATTTACTCAGCACAAGAGGAACAGAATGGATCGATTTCTGCGTCATCAAAGCCAAAGAGATCTGCATAATCATCACCCTCTAAGAGTGAAGTTGCATCATCTTTACGGAGTGTATCCGGGGCGACCTGAAGCGCATAATAAAGGGAGGTCTGATATGAATCAAACCAGTTGTTTATAAAGGCTTGGTCGTAGGTCACGACGTCACTCCATGAGTTATATGAATAGCCATGAAACAGGCCAGTCTCTTCGAACGTGCGGCAGATCTGGTCTGCCACTAAGTTATATGTATCCCACCCTACCGAACTCGCAATCTCAACAGGACCGTAGTCAAAAGACTCCACACCGAACGTGCCACTATCTCTGTCGACATGCCGACTAATAGGAGGAGCAATCTCAGGAGCTGTAGTAAATCCTTCGAGATCTTTGTAACGGTATGAGCAGCTAGCTGTAGGGGCAATAGTAAAAGCCCGGTCCATGTTATTAACGCGAGCAATCTGGGCGGCTCCGGATACAGCTCGAACCCACTCTCTGGCAAGAATAATTGCAGGAGTGATGTCTGTATCTGTTCCGTCGTTGACTGCCTTAAGCGCTTCACCGAACTCGAGATAGGTGATTCCATGAATACGAAGGAAGTTAGCAAGTCCGAGAACACCGAGACCAACTTGTCGGTCCACGTCGGAGGACAAGTATTCACCCGTATCTCCAACCCCTGTTCGCCCATGCAGAGCGACCAGTTCGGACATACCTTTGGTAAAAGCTGGGAATAAATCCTCGACATTACATGCGCCGAGTTGAATATGTTGGAGCAAACATGTACCCCTTGAATGTAATCGTATCTCGAGGCAAACGTTACCAAAAATACGTTCGCCTCTTTGGTCGTATGCAACTTTGTTGAGCCAGATATCACCAGCTTGTATTGCTTTAAGGATCTTTTCTTGAAGGGGTACATCTAGTTCTTCCCACCATTCGCGGGTTACATCAATACACTTCTTGACCCAGGGGAGATCTCTACGTGTTGCGTCTACAAACTCTTCTAGGTCGGCATGATTTGCGTCAATATGAATCACGCACGCGCCGTTCTTAAAATGACCACCGCGTCGTAAAGTCTCGTTAAGTACTGAATAGACTCGGGCGAATGATACAGGGCCGCTAGCCACAAGACCCTTTCCATTCGACGTTCCTCGGGGACGTAACTTAGAAAGGTGTACAGCGACCCCGGCCGCATTCCGAAGTGCATGAGACACAAATCGCCAAGAGGCTTCGATTCCATTAGGACCTTCCATAGTGTCTTCAACGACGAAGACTGTGCAACTAACTGGGAGCTTTGATTCAGGGTTGTCGAGCCAGCTCTGCACTCGACCTGTACGGGCGATTAAATCAGTCATCAAACGAGATCAATAAGGGTAGGTTTTTTGTAGTTAGGTCCTTTGATGACCTTTCCGTCTTCTCGCTTGATAGGCTTCAAATCGTCATCAAGTTTCGACAGGTTGGATGCATGAACTCTGTCGAGGGCTTCGTCTAAGTCCCAGCCAGATGCTGCTGCATATTGATACGCCACATAGACAACATCGGCCAACTCTTTCAGAGTATTCTCACGAGCTCTTAAGTTTGAAAGGTCAAGAGATGCTATGTGGTGGGATTCAACTAACTCCTCTACTTCTTCTAGGATCAGGATTAGTTGGGTGCGTACTACGTCAGGTTTAAATAGGCCAGAAGGCTGGCTCATGATTCTCCTGAACTGTTCAGCTTGCTGCTGGTGATTCATTGGTGATGGTGATGAGTTTGTGGAGGTATGCTTGGGCTTTCAGAAGATCATCAAGCTTGCTTTCTTCTGGCTTGTTACCAGCCCTGCAGATGTACTTGATAATGTTTCCGGTGAAGTAATCACAGTCCTGTGAGGCAATGAAGTCCCAGACCTCAATACCACCAAGTTTGTAGTGATCAGGAGAGTGCTTCGAGCTCATCGTTAATCTTGGTTAGGAGGGTTTGCATGTAGGGCTCCCAGATGACTGCTGAGAGCGGCACATTTACGTTCTCGTAGGCTCTGCGAGACTGGAGATAGTTGCGGATTAGAACCATCTCCCTAAACGACAACTTCATGGTGTAAATAAGATTGGTTCTTGCTTCTCTGCATCCCAGTCGGTGTGCTGAAGTATGCGAGCTAATCGAAGGTTTCTCAGAGCGTCTTGTTCGGTAAGTCCAGCGGCGATAAAGGCGTCAACGGTTGAGGCCCAGTAATTCGAAGGATTATCCAAGATGAGATCAGCCCGCTTAGGACCAACGCCAGGACAGCCCCTATAGCCATCAGTAGCGTCGCCTTGAAGGCACTGTTGATACAGCTTTTTCTCTGCTTCCTCTGGCGTTTGAGTGAACTCATGTTTGAGGTTGTAGATACGACACGGGATCTGTTCCATATCTTTGTCAGGCGAGATCAAGACAAAGTTGGTTACCTCCCCTTTTGTGGCAACTATCCCCAAAGCGTCATCAGCCTCTAAGCCAGGCTTGAGAACACTCTTCCAGGTGGATATACACCACTGCTTTAGCTTCATGTAGCCAGCAGGTTTGCGCTTAGTCCGGTTACCTTTGTAAGTGGGATCGACATACTTTCGGAAGTTCTTTTTGTCAGTCCAGAAAAGAACTAAGTCGTCACTCCCGAAACGATTACGGAGTTGGTTTAGCTGTTCTTTAATAATCCGCTGACCTGTTTTGAACGAGCCAGTGACAACGGTTAAGTCGCTGTCGAACTCGAGCTCCACTTCGGCAGCCTGTGCGGCGCGATAGCAGAAGAAGTCCATATCGACCAGAAGGGTTGGGGGCTCAAAGGTCATTGTGCTTAGTGTAAGTGAATGGAACTGCGGATTTACCCCAAAAGTCAGTGAGCTCTTCCGGGTAGCGGTTTCGGATCCATTGGACCTTCCAATTTGAAATGTCCCCAGTAGGCACAACTAGAACGGGGATCACTGGATCTTTAACCTTGTCTGTATTGCCTCTCCAAGCGCCGTTCCCATTGGGCCGGGCAAGTTTGACGTCGAGCTGGTAAGCCCTACCGTCAACGACCATGATCAGGTCAGAAGAGCCGGTGCTATTGAGGTTTGGATAGACCTCCGCACCTTTCCAGGCCGCAAGCAATGCAACCCAGTGTTCGGCCATATCGCCTAAGCGGGAGGGGCCTGGAGATTTAGTGGCAGTCTGCCCAGGAGTTACCTGTTTTAGCCTCTGAGTCAAGCTCGCAACGGAATTTAAAATGGTGTTGGACATCTTTCATAGCGGCGGTGATTAAGAAGGTGGCCTGCTCAGCTTGGTTAGGTGCAACTGAGATCTGAAGCTCGTCATG